TTGTCTTTACGTTCTTGTACAAACGTCTTTGACATATTCTCATCATTACGTGCCAAACGAGATGTTGTTGGCTCATCTAATATTCTTGGATAGGATTCAGCAGCAGATTTTTCTGTAATCTTAATACCTGTACCATCAGTGCTGTAAGTTTTTGATGCTGGAGTTCGTGGTGAACTTTGCAGTTCAGAAGAAGTTCTTGCATCATTGAATCCATTTTGACGATTAGCCGCAAACAGAGGTATACCAGGAAGAACACCTAGAACTACAGGCTGTTGTGCATTTTCACCATCAAAGAAGAATCCAAACACCATATCACCCTCACGTGGTGGATATGTGTCTCTTGTATTCACAGGAAGTGAAGACTGTGCCCAAGGTAAATTATCAGTTGGTAATAAAGATTTATTATCTGTGTGCCAACCAACGCAACGAACTTTGCAACGACCCAATTTTAATGGGTCGCTAATTTTTTCAACAACACCGACCCACCAAATAAAACCATTTTTACCGGCAAAATCTTTATTTTCAGTAGCTTCCATAAGTTTCTATCGCCTTGTTTTGCTCTGGTACACTTTGTGGTACAAAGTCTGTTTCGTTTGATGTAGTTGCAAGTTCTAAAACGGTTTCATGCATATCATATTTAATAACGTGTCTTGCTGCAATGATTAAGTATTTACCACTCAATGAACGATCTTCATTTTCCGAACCAGTTTCTTTTTTTGAAAAATCTGGTACACGTACATTTAAATTAAACCCTGAGGTCAATTGAAAATTACCAGGCATCACAAGTTTGATTCTCTTATTCATCAAATTGGCAAAAATTGCTTTACGAGCAAAGATAAAATCTTCTGTGGTTTCGACTTTTGAAATTGATGTTGGGTCGTATTTTTTAACATACGCACTGTTCTTTATATTAGCACCAAAAATACTTAACACTTTTTTGGAATCATATGCTTCAGTTGCTTTTTCACCACCACGGTTTCTTGATTGTGAAAAGTTAGCGGTGTCATTGCCATGGTCCATTGCATTATAGTGATCTTCAAATCCTATGCGTTTATTCTGTATTGTTCTGGTAATTGGGTCAAAACCAATAAATGTACCGGCAGCAACACCTTCTCTGGTACTTTTTATTTTGTCGGACTGATTCACAACTTCAAAGTGTCTAGGACTTAACAAGTCTTGATTCGGTTTTGTCTCTTCTAGATTTTTTGCCGGAAACTTAATTTTAAACAAATAATCAGAAGAAAGCAGATACGACAGTGAAACAAAATTGAATCCTAAGTTGTTCTCAAAAAAGACATAGTTAGGTGATTTTTTTTGGTCAATCGCACGTTTGGCGCACCACTCTAACGCATCAAGAGGTTTGAGATTAGGTATTACCAAGTCACGTATACCTGTTGTGTCTTGAAAAACACCTCTTAACTTTTGTTCAGGTACTTTCAAATAACTGTTCAATACTTTCTTTACAACATCACTATATGTCGTTTTATAAGATTGATTTATTTTTTGTTGCTCAGAAAAGATAAACTCATCCGAAACAAACTCCAACGTATATGTTTCGGAGTTTTGTTGTAGCGTGGCACGATTTGTTTGACGATATATTCTAAATGCTTTTTGTAATCGAAAAGTCTCAGAGTCGGTATCTTTACCAATATTTACAAGAAGGACTTCAGAACCATCAAATAAAAGTTTAGAAGATAGACCAATTGAATCAACGATAACTACCGCACCTGTCATAACAGGAGATAATAAAGAATCGAATATATTTAATTCCTGAAATAACTTAGAAATATCCAACTTGCCAGTTTTGGTCACAATGGCAAGTTCATTGATACTAAACTTCGACGGCGTTTCTGGTAGATTAACTGTTGACATTTTTATTCTTTAGAATTAATCACTCGTTTAAATTCGTCAAGCAAACCAGACTGAGAAACAATTTCGGATCTTAATAATCGAATTCTTCTTTTTGATTCATTCAAGTTTACCTCATAATCATAGTAAGATTCTGTTTCTTTACTTACCGTTTCTACTATAACTGTACCGCTTTGAAGTGTTCTTGTAGAGTTTGATATAACAACATTTGCATATGTGTTTGCATCAAGTTCTATTTTTTCCTTGATTGTATTCTTTGTGGCATTGTTGGTAACTCTTGTAACCACTTTGTAGTAAGACTTTGTATTAGACTGTGACCAAGCAAGGCCGGTTTGTGGTGTTGTATTAGATACACCATTTGCCGTATATTTGTCATTAATAAATTTTACGATTGTTCTTTGATCAAGCGGCCAATCATATTGTGGGTCAATAATATCGTTGAACAATAAAACTACCCAATGTCTTTCGGGTGAGCCATAATATTTGTTTGCAATTGTTTCGGGTGTATCACCATCTTGAATGTCATATGGATAATAGATATTTGAATTTTCTTTTAGTTCTTTTTCGAAACCAAATCGTGCAATAATATTTGTAATAAAATCGGCACTAGTTGATTTATTCGATAAAGAATATAAAGTTTTTGGAAAAAAATTAAAATACTTTGCCATAACTTATTTCTTTAATGTGTTATAAACGTCTTGTACTTTTGCACCAACGGACTGAGTTGATTTGTAGCCACCATCACCACGAATCATACTCTTTTTTGTAAGAATAACAGTTTCTTTGAACTCAAGTGTTAGTTGAATAGCAGTTGGCATACCTGTACGGCCTAAACGTGGGTCATTTTCACCAAACATTTCATACGCCGACCAACCATTTGGTGCATAGTTTACTGACATATTTGTGAGAACACAACGGCCTATGCCTGGTAAGTTTGGATTCGGGCGGCCGCCGTAATAAAAAGAAACTTCAAACTCTGATGGTGGAATTAAAAGAAGACCACCAGAACCACCATCTAATTCTGGTGCTTGATGAAATCTCAATCTTTCTAAAATATTTTGAACTTCTAATGCTTCTCTTTCATCACGTGGATAAAACATAAACTCGAAGGTGAATTGTCTAAAAGAGGGTGAAGAGTAGAGAAGTTCGAGCATCGGGTTGTTTACACCACCGAGTGCTAAAAATGCGGCCGCCTTTGCTGAGTTTTGACCAATTACGGCACCCGTAGCTTCGATACCTTTTTGAATTGCAGCAGTGGCGGCAGGACCTTTGAGTCCTTTTTCAGCAGCGGCTTTTGGATCCAAGCCATTCTTTAAATCTTCTAAAACAGATTTACCCGCTACTGCTATTTTTCCACCTAACTCATCACCTAATGCCGCTTCAGAATACGATTGTGCAAAAGTATACTGTAGTGTGTCGGGCATATAAAGAACGACCGTTTCATTTGTTTGTTCGGTCGTTTTAATTAGCGATTCATTTTCAATACTTTGTACACTATTAATGTATGAGTTTTGATCAACGTCAACTGCGGCTTTTTGTTTTACTGGACCACCAAAATTAGTTGCAATGCTTTTACCAAACAAAGTTTTACCACTTGTAAAATTGTTTATGGCATTGTCAATTGCTCCGTTGATTTTTGAAGCAAAAGATGTACTTTGTATTCCAGGAGTTGCTTGTGAAATTGCACCAATTCTATTGACGTTGTTTTGCTGAACACCCTGAAATTGTGAGTTTTTTTGTTTAAAAACGTTGATGATCATGTAGTGGGCTTTGTCATAATTACCGATGTCTATAGGATAACGGAAAGTATTTGATGTACCCAACGAACTTTCAAATAAGGCTCGTAAAGGACCGCTTCTATTATCTTCTTTTGCTATGGTAATGTCTGATAGACCGAAAAATGCCATGGGAGTTCCTATTCGTTGACTAGATAGTATTTATGTCAAATAAAGGGAGATTTAAACCGAAAAACCCGCAAAAGTACAAGGGTGATGCGAATAACATCATCTACAGGTCTACGTGGGAGATAAAGGTAATGAATTATTTAGATGATAATCCGAACGTCATTTGGTGGGGTTCGGAAGAACTCCCTATACCCTATCTCAGTCCGGTTGACAAAAAGAAGCACCGTTACTTTCCAGATTTCATCGCCAAGATGCGTAAAGCAGACGGTACGGTTATGACTTATATCATAGAGGTTAAGCCTGAAAAACAAACTCAACCACCCACACAAAAACGCAAGACCAAGACCTATCTCCAAGAAGTAATTACATACGAAATCAATAAAGCCAAGTGGTATGCTGCCGAAGAGTTCTGCAAAGACCACGGCTGGCAGTTTCAGATTTTAACTGAAAAGCATTTAGGCATCAGATAAATATAACATGGCGAAACGACTCATTGATAGAATTAAGGAATCCCTTGCTAAATCGGGATATGCTCCACGTTCACGTGAAGCACGTGCGTGGCTAAGGTCCAAAGTTCCAGCACTCAGACCCACCAAAGGTCAATTGATGAGTGACCGTGAACGATTAAAAAATCAGTCTATCATAGGTCGTATGTACTTTTATTATTATGATCCAAAGACGAAAGATTCGTTGCCATATT